CTGCATCTGCCTTGTCTCCTAAACCTTTTACTGCTGGTAAAGCACTTGCAATTTTGTCTAATTCTGCAATACTTCTAGCATCGTCTTGTTGTTCTACTATTGCTTGCTCTGCCTTTTGTTTATTTTCTTCTTGAACTTTTGCTTCGGCTATAATTTCTTTACTATCTGGCAAGTCTAATAATTCTTCTAATTTTTTAGTCATTGTGTCACCATTATATGCTACTATTATTTATCTGTTCATATCCGAGGTGCTTAAATTCTAAATCGCATATTCTGTTAACAAGTTCAACTATTCTTTTATTCTTAAACAAAAAACTATAATCATTAACCCAAGGATTTGTATTTTCTTTAGGAAATGGTATTGTATTATTACCTAATATATCTTGTATGATAGAAAAATCTTTTTCTATTTGATCAAATCTTAAAACATAATCACAAGTTTTTGCTATTTTCCATTGTAAATTGTTTTGGAATTTTGTTTTTAAAGCGGTTGTTAAATAAGCAAAAAAATGCTGCCTTATTTGTGAATGGTTATGATTTTTTAAATCTGCATACCAAGGAAATTTTTCATTTCTACTTGTATGATAAAATAAACTAGCCCATCTATCATAAGGATTGCGTGTTACACAAAATTGAATTCCTAAGTCTTGGCCAAAATGTTTTCTTGTTTGTTTAGCAGTGATATGTAAATTACGTTCTGTTGTAGACTTTATTTCATAATTATTTGCTAGATAAAACCGTATCGAGGTGCCTCCTGCTTTTGGAATATGTAAAAAAGTAACTTTTTTTGGTTTGATAACCATGCAACTCATTATCTGCGTTTTCCTTGATGAAATATATCTCCTTCATTAACAATTCGAAAATATATTCCTTTTTGTTTACACCACTTGTATGCTGCTTCCCATTTTGCTTGATTTATAATCCAGTGCGCTTGATTTGCTCTGCTGCGGCCAAGTTTTTCTTTTTTTGTTTGATTTTCTGGCTTAACTTCTATTAGTTCAACTCTACTCTTGCCTTTTTTATCGCTATACGCAATAAGAAAGTCGGGCACGTATATAGTGCTTCTACCAGTTAATGGATTTTTATAAGGAATCTTTATACTCTCACTAGACCATTGAGTAACTGATGGGTGTTCGTCACAAAAACGACAAAAAGCAAATTCCCAACTGCTTCGATAAGTCGGGCTTCTATTGCCCATATATTTTTCAGGATTTTTTAGATTATACTTACCTTGAGCAAAGCGAGACATATCAATTTATAATATTCCTTGCTTCGAAATTGTCGGTATCGGGTTGTGTCTTATAACCTAGTGTGCTTATCTTTGGTCTATTATAATTAAGAACTTCGGTAACAAGTGCACTAAGTTGAACATCTGTAAGACCTTTTAATGTATCTAATAATTTAAAAATTTTTACATTATCAAGTTTTGCTTGTGTAAGTAGAACTGTTGCTACTGAAGTTGCAGCATTATTTTCAAAACCTCTTTTTTCAAAAAACCCAACAACAGTGTCAACATCATTTGCAGAAAAAGTTATCGGGTCAACAAAATAATTATTAAAAAAACTTTTTACTTCAGCGGCGCTGTCTGTTACAGGCGGCTTAGGTAAGTTAGAAGATTGTTGATCCATAATTATCCTCCTCCGGGCGGATTATTTGCTGCTTCGGCGGCTCTTATTTTTGTTTCATAAACTGAACTTGAAGTATCTACTTTGCCGCCCGATGCTGAATTACGTGCAGTAGCAGATGCGTTAGTACCTGGAGGAATAATGTTAACATTCGGATTAATTTCACTAGCACCTCCTGGAACATCAGTTCGCTGAGTTGCTCCGTTTTGTGTAATGTTTCCATTACCTGCTGTTTTTGGAAATACTGTATTTGCTATTCCAGCAACAGTACTATTGATCACTGCACCTCCAACATTAGCAAGTATGTTAGTACCTTCTCTACGTAGTGTTTCACTGTTTAAATCTTTTGCATTTTGATATGTGTTTACTGCTTCAATAATTGTGTCTAACCCTACCTGACCAGTTGCAACATCGTTAAACACTCCTGCTAGACCTTCTGCAACGCCTCCCTGTCCGAATAAAGTTGCGCTGCCGCCGCCTAACACAGTTAGAGAACTAGGCATGTTGTCGTAATGTATTTGTGCAAATCCTGTTGGGTCGCCTTCGCCTACTGCTCCTCTATCATAAAATACGCCTTCATAAGCAATAGTAATTTGATTCTGTGCAGTTCCAGATGCATCGTATGAGTCCATAGTGTCGTGCTGTATTTTTGTTATCATAGGATTAACTAGAGTAAAAGATGTATACGCATGACGTGACATTTGATATATAGTAACCTTACTAAAAAATGGTTTTTTGCTATCATTATCATATCCATATCTATATGGTATATCACTTTTATATAAATTTCTTGGACCAAATTCTGGAGCCAGGCTGTCTGTTGTATAATTACCGTCGGCAAAATAGTAACGATAATAACCTTCTAACATTGCTGTGGTAATACCTAAACTATCATCGTGAAACGTTATATTTACAGGATCGTATGATACACTTGTTTGTACGTTTTTGTTTCTGTTATATTGTTTTTTTGTTTCAACTTCCATGTTAATTTGAGGAAGGTCGGCACTTCGAACTAGGAGACCAAATTCTGTCATAAAAATGTTATTAAAACTAGTAGCAAATGCTTGGCCTTCTGGTGTTAACTGAAATGAAACATGATAAAGATATTTGGTCTTTGGTGATAATCGGTGCGCACTATGACTAAACAATTTGTTAGCATGTTGGAAATCGCCTAAATTGCCTTTAGGGTTTAATAGTCCTTGAGTTACATTGTTTAGGTAATTATTAATTATGTTAGACATAACATTATTTATTCGATATAAAAAGTGCGCAGATAATAAAAAAGGAGCCCGGAGGCTCCTTTTAAGAACTTAATTAAGATTAAGTTGTAGTTGCGCCGCCACCTGTGATAAGTGTGCCAACTTCACCGCCTAATCCTCGACCAACGTTTGTACCAATACCACTACCTTGTGGTGTTTGAATTGCGTTGTCGTAACGTATAGCAAGTGTTACTGTTACTGGTTCGTTGTTAGCGTATGCTAATGTGTTGTAGTTTGCGTTTTGTATAAAGCAACCATAAAGTTCAAAGGTTTCTAAAATACCGCTATCCTGTGTAGGAGCATATGCGCCGTTACCACCATCTAGTATTTCTATTCTAGTAGTAAACTTGTAGTCAATACCTGATGCTGCCGCAGACTGCTCGTAAAAGTCGAACTGCTTCTGTAGTTGCTCGCCTACAAGTTTTTGTATGCTTCCAGTTACATCTTCACGTAAGTTTAATGTAATCGGCTCCCATTGATGTTTGCCTGCAAGATACGCTCTTGAGTTATAAACCGGAACTTCAATTTCTTCAAAGTTTACAACTGGTCTAGTCACGTCTACTACCTGCTTTGTTAACTCAGTTACCTCGCCGATACTTACACCAAAGTTTTCTAGTGAAACTCGGAAACGGTACTGTAACTTCGGCATTAACAAACCTTGGGTTGATGCACTTGCATCATTAGCCAACGGTACTGTTATTTTCGAAAGTGTTGATATTGACATTGTCTCTAACTCCTAATTATAATAATATTTATCAAATAGAAGCCCTAATAATTTAGGGCTCTATTTTACCTTTATGCCGATCCTGATATTTCACCTGTGTTAAATATTCTTAATGGAATATACACAAATTCAACTGCTTTAACAGGTTCAATAGCAATGTCTAGATACAACTCGTTTCTATCAATTCTTGATGGTGTGTTATTAGATTCGTCACACACAACAAGATAATCGTATAATGCTCTCTGACCTGCAAGTTCTAGTAATAAACTTTCAGCGGCTTGTTTAATCTGATCCCTTGTAATCTTATCATTTGGTTCAAAGATATAAGGCTTAGCAAGTTTGTTAAGTTGACTACGTAAGTAAATTACCAAACGTGCTACATTAATTCTATCCAATGCACTAGCATTAGGTGAACGTGTCTTTTGACCAAAGTTAACAAGTCCAGCACCTGTAATAAATGTAATCGGGTTTACGCTTACACCATACAGTGTATCTCTCTGGCCTTCATTCAATGCAACTGCTACAAATTCGCCTTCTGCATCAATGTAACCTGTTGATGTTGCATTAGTAATGTTGCCTCTTCTAGTACCTGCTGGTGCAAACCAAGGATAACTTACTTGGTCACTTAACGCAATAGTACGTAGCATCATGTGACTTGGTGGAACAACTACATTGTTACCGTCGTTATCACTAGTAAAGCCCCATGGGTAAAACACACCTAAGTATTCATCTGCAGAAACAAGACCTCTATCGTTGTCTTCAACTGCTGTGAGCACATTAGTACCCCAATCATTAATTGATGTTCCGTCCGGAGCCAATCTAGCAGGAGAATCACCAACAATAAATGCATCTAATCCTCTATCGTAGTTTAGCGTAATCATCTCACCAATTAGTTCTGGATAACCTGGGGTTGCCATTAAGTTGAATATTCGTGATTCGTTGTCACGTATATCTTGGTTGCTATTTACAAGTGCCTGTAAGCCTTGTACAACAACTTTACGCTGAGCAATTCTACCAAAAGATCCTGAACCATCTTCTTGGTTTCCTGACTCTGTTACCCAACGGTGTGGATAGTATCCGTCCATTGTTTCATCATTAAAGCGAATGTTATCTGCTGTTACATCAATATAGTTTCTTTCAAAACGCTTAACGTTAAATCCGCTGCGTCTTGTGTTGAATAACAACATACCTTTTGGATATAACACAGGATCAGGACAATCAACGTCAACAAAATTACTTTCTAATAAATCAGTAATATCTGCTGGATCACTGTCAGCACCTGCTGTACCCCATCTTGCGTCAGCAAATAGTACGCCATCTTCTGTTGTTTGATCTGTATTGTCTAAAAGTATCCATTGCTTTAGATCATTGTTATATCTGTAAATTGTAGGATAGTTATCTAAGTCTGATGTGTCTATCCACAAATCACCAGTTACTAGTGCTGATCCATCGCTTTGCTCTAGTGGCTCTGATGCTGATACTGTTGGACCAGCAGGATCTGTGCCATTTGCATAAAATGGACTTGTAGTAGATAAGTAGCCTACCCACTTGGTACCATCATTAATCATAATGTCAACTTCGTCAACTATTGAACTATACCATAGTGTACCGTCTGCTGCAAGAGAGGACGGAGCATCTTCAGATGCGGTATAAACTAATGGAGCCCAGTTAGTTGCTACTAAAGTATTTGCTGCGCCATCTGGTGCTGCATAAAGATTGTCTGTTGAAACAGTAAATCCAGCACTGCTTAAAACAGAATTACTATCAACAATTACTATTTCTCCACCTAATACGTGCTCAATAACAACACGGCCTGTTGTATCTACAGATGCTTCAATATTTGTAAAGCCTGCGGAGTTTATAGCATTTGCAAGATCATCAGCAGTATTGCCTGTAACTGTTACAGTTAATGCTGAATTTAGTGCTCTTTGGTTGGCAATTGATTCTTGCATTGTAAAAGTACTTGCAGTCACAGTAGGTTCTGCTGTACCTGTAATAACAGTAGAGCCTGCTTTTGCACGTCTAAATATTCTAAATGATGCTCTAGGATCTGAATCTTCTGCAACATTATACTTGACGTATAAATCTCCTACTGGAAGATTTGCGCCGCCACCAGTTCTATCTAAGAACCAAAGTGCATCAGCATTGTTTGCATATAGTAATGCTTCTTTATCGTCAAATAGCACAGTGCTACCGTTGAATTCTTTCACTCTCCATCTAGCACCAGCATTTGGCTGTGATGATTTAATCCACACAGAGCCAGAACGCACACCTGAAGATTCAACAGCAGGATTGCTACGTTTAAAATCTGGTACATCAGTGTGTGGGCTAATTTGTAATTCAGGAACAGTATAAGTGCCTGCCACTAAACCTAATGCGTCTAGTAAATCGTCGCCTGAACCGCCTGCAAGTGTAATACTAACACCAGTTGATATTAATTCTATACCAGCAGCACCTACTCTAGCAGTTACACCGGAAATACCAGCAGTGTTAATTTGGTCTGCTATCTGCTGTACAGTTTCACCGCCAGTAGCAACAATGTTTACGCTGTTAATATCAAAATCCATACCTGCTGTAATCGTTGGATTTAAATCGTCACCTTTTGCAGTTGGCTTAGACGCAACCCATCCAGCAGATCCAACTTCAACCCATGAACCGTCAAAATCTTTGTACCATACTTTTGGCAGGTTAGTCACTGCTACAACTGCATATTGACCTATTCTACCTACAGCGCCTTTTGGTGAATAATTACCGCTTGAGCCTGTAGTATTGTTAACACTAGTAATCACTATAGGAGTAATTGCTGTAAATACTTGGCCACCATCTGTTATATAATCATTGTTCCATTCAAATATACCCCAAGATGTATTTGCAGTATCTAGCCAGTATGTGCCGTCTGCAGGATTATCTGAAGGAATTTCTGCCTGAGGTGTTAAGGATCCTAAATCTACATCGGCCCTTACTACCCATGCTCTATTACTAACTCCTAGTAACGAATATGCTGCTTGGAGTCCGTACTCATTAAGTTCTGAGCCGTGAATAGCGTTGTTGTTGTTATCGACTTGGAATACAGGATCGCCAAAAGTTTCTACTAAATCTCTCTGAGATGTAATAAGATAAGGTTTGCCTGCGTTCGCTGCTGTTGTGCCTGGTGCTACGCCAGTATTGCTTGCATTTGCTTTGTTAGAAGCAGTAGCAACAAAAATCATTGGTACAGTGCCAGGTTCTGCGGGAGTGTAAAAACTCTCGTCAATAACTTGAACCTCTACACCTGGGGATGATAAAGCCATTTTGTATCTCCTATAAAGTAACTAACTTATTGTATGTATTTAGCAGCAATATAGAAAAACCATCGACTTAATCGTACCAAAAAGGGGCAGAAAAGGTGAGGTAAATACAGTATGAGACCTTTATGTAAATGTGGACAGCGTCCTGCTGCAATTAACTATTATAAAAATGGTAGAACATACTACAGGAAACTTTGCGAAGTATGCCTTAAGTTCGGTAAGCCCGGTGTTCCTAAATGGAAACTATCTGGGTATAAGAAAAAAGATGTCTGCGAAAAGTGCGGGTTTAAAAGTAAGCACTCTGAGCAGTTTAATGTTTATCACATAGACGGAGATCTTAATAACAGTAGAATGGGAAATCTAAAAACAATATGTGCTAATTGCCAACGAGTTCTTCAGAAGGAAGGAGTGCGTTGGAAACAAGGCGATCTACTACCTGATTTTTAAGTTCCTGCATTGTTCCGTTATTGTCAATTATAAAATCAAAATTTGCTCTACCCCATTCCCACTCTGACGGATGGATGTCTTTAGGTTCTACTGCACTTATACGATAATCAACGAACCAACCAGGAAGTTGTCCTCTGCGTACCCACCAAACTTCTCCTCCTAATTCTTCGATCATTTTAATTTCGTTAGGGAAACGTACATCAGGAATAACAAAGTTAGTGTTTGGATTTTCTTGTATTTTCTTTTTTACAAGACTGACCCAGATGCCATCGAAAAAACCACGTCGCATGCAATCAGTACCAAATAACTGTAAAACAAGTCTCGGAGTAACTGTTCTTTTTGTTTCTCTAGTCCAGAACTTGTCTGGTTGTTCTCGCCACTCTCTACTTTCATCTGTTTCTCCTTCCAGTAAAGTTCTATCCCACTCGAACATTTCTGCAACAGCATCTTTTAACTTGTCAGCAAATGAAATTTTTTGGAATCCTAAATCTTCTACTAGAGTATCACCTACAGTTCCTTTACCGGAACCTATCAACCCGCACACGCCAATTATCATGAAATATTCCTCTTATTAGAATACTTTATAAGATAACATATAATCAATGTGTTGTCAACTGTTTTATAAAATTA